GCAGTGCGTCCCAGCCGTCATAAGCTTTGAGAATAAGATTCGCTTTACCGCCGGAACTCGTATGTTCATAGGCTTCCAGGATAAAGGTTGGTCCGGAGCTTGTCTCGTTACCTGCCGGAGTCCGGTAGCCGGGACTGAAATCAATTTGGCAGCCGGTCTGTAATAACGCTAATGCGCCGCTACCCGGTGAAGCATATTTACCGGTGCTGTTATCCAGCTCAACCGCCAGCTTACCGGACATCTTATTAAGTTCTTCCTTCACGCTGATAATATCAACAGTCAGGTCAAGGCTCTGAATACTGAGTGGAGCTCGCCAGACCCCCGAGGGGCAGGTAAGCCAGCCATAGTTGGCTGAATGAGTAATTGCCAGACCGTATTCACTAACCTGATTAAAAGGTATCGGCTCATGCCACAGACTATTTAGGAAGGCAATATCCGGCACCGAATAAGTTCGGTAAGGTCGGCTATAACTTTCAGTTCCGGAAAACTTTTCCACATAAAAACTCCGGAAGGTATCCGTTTTGTCCATGAACGGACTGCTGTATTCGAAATTCTCCTCACTCGGTACCGCTGCCAATTCTTTAAGTGCCGACCAGCTACCCGGACTAACATCACCCCCGTGTCCATATATCAAACTCCACAGCTTGGGGTTATCGTTGACATCACGTCCGGTCAGCAGAAGATTCCAATCACGGTCATAGACGGCAGCAACGCCGGACAGGTCTCCGGTAGTCTTATCCCAGCCGATTTTACCCTGCCATTCTCCGCCGGTATATTGCTTAGCGAATAGCGTGTTCTGGTCGGTAAAGAATACCGCTAAATCGCCGCCGGGCTTATAGGCGGCCGCCATTCCGTAAACCGCGGTCGAGGTAGTATAATCGATAATCTCGGGACTGGACCAGGTAGTACCATAATTAACGCTTTTTTGCCGCTGTAGCTTATAGTCCGCATCAATCCAGAACAGTGATACCTCAGCACCCAGTGAGCAAAGTGCTACCGCCAGCACACTGTAGTTACCGGTATAAACCCACTGGCTGAAATAAGATGAAGGGCCGGGATTAACCACCAGCTGACGGTAAAGCTTCCGGCTGTCTTCTACGGGTGTCAGCCTGACACGGACTAAGGAACCGTCCCCCGGAATAGTTACCGCATGAGGCCCGTCTGCTTCGCTGCCGCTATAAAGCCTCGTCCACTCTAGCCGGACAACTCCCATTCTTTGGTTTGTTGCCTCAACCTTTACGTACGGTAAATGGGTAGCCTGTTTTTGTACGGCTAATAATGTACTCGATAAAGTCCTCACACTCATTCCCCTTTTTGTCCGGGGACATACTCGTTACCCCAGAAGAAATGACCGTGAATATAGCCGATGGTATAAGCGCCCATAATAACGAGGAACCATCTCCAGCTAGTTAGACCGCTATAGCCAATGGCATAACCAGCGATGAATAAACTGACCAGTATCAGATATTCCAATCGGTGATAAATATCGCGGGCGATGTAAGTCCAGGGCCGTCCGCCAATCTTCGACCAAAGAGCTTTGTATAGATTCATATCTCCTCCAGAGGAAGTTATTTCAAGGGCAGGGAGTGTGACTTAAGAGGTGAACAAGAGATTCTTGGTTCGACAAGCTCACCATGAGCGGATTACCTTTGGTGAACGCTCAGAATGACAAGATAGTCTACGGCCCATAATCGGTAGCCTTAGAGACTACCTGATAATGCGGTTGGTATAGTGAACGCACTCTAGCCCGGTTCCGGCGACTCAGCCGTTTTAGTTCTGCCCTAAATAACTCAAGTCTTTCTTTGCCCCAGATGTGGAAATCGCTCGGACTTTGACTGCCGCCGGTATTGACGCGGTTAACCGTATAGACAGCCCACTCCAGCGCTGCATAGCCGGCGGCGCCTGTAGCCACCAGGTCTTCATACTGTGCCGGTATGGTAGAGCTACCGGCATCAAGGGTATGCAGCTTGCCATAGTAAATACAGCAGTTAGACCCATCCGGTATGATGTTATCCAGCAAAGTTACGGTATCGCCCCATAACGCAAAACGCCGGTATTGTTTCGGAAACTTATCGACGGGGTATTCTATAGCTTCCAGTATGACCCGTCCGGTCAATGCCGCCACACTGATTTCGCGCGAGCCAGCCGTGGTAGCCATAGTTGCCTTTTGTTCCAATGGTACCGCCTCGGAAAACTCTTTCACGCTGCGAGCGATATGGCGGTCAAGCTCGTCGTTCGACCAGCGGTAATTACCGGAATCTTCATCGTGCAAATCACGCCGAATAAGGGTTCTTATATCACTCAAGTTCATGTTGGTTTGCCTCCGATAAACTTTCCCTCTCCCGCAATGGGGAGAGGGAATAATAGTACTAGTCCTGCACCCCAATTAGAGCAGCGGCTTTTATAGCACTGAAGAGAGCCATTGCCACGTACCACTTCACCCTGGTGCGCGTAGCATCTTTAGTCTCCAGAGAACCGATTGGCTCTACCGTGAGATAGCCGGGTGCCGTCAGACCGCAGACACCACCTTCGCCAAATTGCAGGGCGAAAATACTGGAACAGGCGCCGCCGGTAGTATTCGTCTCGACACTGCCGGCGACTGTATGGGTATCCAGAATCCAATCACTGACCCCGATAGGAACCCCGTCCCAGAACTGAATGAAGTTGCCCCAGCTATCCCGGTCGGTATCCATCATTCCACCGCCCGCCCGTACCAGGGCGTTTATTTTACGGCGGGAGCGACGACTCATCAATAACAGGTCGGGTTTACCGCCCTTGACGGCATCGATGAGCTGGTCGAGCATTGCCAGAGTGAGCGTAGCCCCGGTGGCCCCGGCCGCAATTAACTGGCTGCCTGCCGTACCGGTATCGATGATTTTCCGCAATCCATCGAACTGCTTGGTATTGACTGAAGAGTTACCATAGACAAAACTGTCCTCGAATTTGTCCCGCAGTGCCTTCGCCTTCAGTTCGATTACCGCCGCCTCGAGGTCCTGAAGGTTACTGCGCGTCGCCTTGAGGAAATTATCCACGTCGGCATCACCACCCATTATCCTCAGATTGGCGGTCTTCTGAGTAAATGTCGGCGTCGATTCATTCCAGCTATCACCAACATCATAGAAATCGATGCTGGGTAGTGCGTTCTCCTGGTTATAGGTCAGGCCATTCCCCACAATTTCGACGAATGGGAGCCGTTGCAGAATGGGCGATTCTTTCACGATGGTTTCTACCACACCCCGTAACAGCATATCGTTGGATAGTTTACTTGCTTCCGTTAATGTTAATGCCATTTTTTCTCTTTCTCCTTTAAATGTGGTTTTAGATATTTTTAATACAAGTTTTAGATATGTGAACCCCCTAAATCCCCCAGTCTTGGGGGACTTATAGTAGACGGGGGACACCCCCGTTGCCCCCGCCAGAGGAGTTCTCCCTCTGGACTCCCCTTTATCCTTTCCCGTGTAAAGTAGACGAAATACCCTGTTGGATTTTCTCTCTGGGTGATAGTGCCGAAAGGTCAGGCGGCGTTCGCTGGGGCGCACCGGCAGGCACTCTGGTCTGTGTCTGTGCCGCTGACAGCTTTTCTTTCACCTTACTCACCAGCTTGCAGGCACTTGCCACGGCATTTTCGATAGCCGCGACGGTTTCTCCGATAATTAGCTCTGACGGTATTTCCGGATTGGCTTTGATTGCCAGTTTTTGGTAGCCGGTAACCGCCTGACCCATGTTTTCACTCATCGAACCGATTTGGGTTTGCAGTTCGGCTACATTTTGCCGCAGTACCACCAGTTCACCATCTTTCACTGTTAGAGCCTGCTGAATTTCATTTAGGCGTGTGTCCCGTGTGGCAAGCTCGTTGTTGAGGGCAGCCTTTTCCTGCCTTAATTTCTCCAGCTCTTCCTGTAATGTCTTGTTCTCTGCTTCTGTCATAATTACCTCCTTTTTCTTATTCTTCACCGCTCTCTACATGGGTCTCCGTAATACGCTCTCTCACTGGAGTCTTGGTAG